GGATGTAGTATCATCCTTAACGACGGTTGGCTTTGTTGATTTGTTCGTGGTGGTGCCATCGTCAGCGTATTCCAAAAACTTCTGAAACCCACCTTCAGCATACGCTGCTTTAGCACCTTCCTCCGTCTTGGGAGGAGGCTGCTGCTTGTGGGCTTCAACGTATTCCAAAAACCCCTGCATCCCGCCCTCGGCAAACGCTGCTTGAGCACCAGCCTCCGTTGCTTCTGAAGCTGGTTGGGTTTCTTCGGAAGTGGTCGCAGGATATGCAACGTTCTCATCAGCCGCAGAATCCATCCTGGACTGGTTCTCGCTGGATATCCTGGCTATTTCCTGCGGTGTCTTGCCCCGTTTAAAATCAGCAATAGCAACGTTGGCTGCTTGTGCATCGGGATAGTCTTTAGGATTTAATCCAAACTGCCGAAGCCTACGAGCAGCCATTACCCCAGTATTTGAAGCTGTCATCCATGCCATATCAATAAACCCAGGTTACGTCAGCGTCTTTACCTTCATCATCGTCGACGTGAATGAAATTCTTAGCGATCCCCACTCGATTAAAAATACTGTGAGCCAAAACAACCATGTCGCGTCTCTGCCTGCTGCTGCTACATTCAATATCTGCTGCTTCACATTTCTGTGCATCTGTAATAGTATGCGCTGAACCATCCACACTGTGATAACCACGCGCCCGAAGGTCTGCGTTGTGCTTGATACATCGACACCCGCTTGTAACATGAACAGGCTTACCAAGAAGTGTTCGGAATTTATCCAGCTTCACGAGAAACTTATCTGATACGTTACACTGCCCACAACACGGACATGCAAATTCATAGTCACTAAAATGATCCGATATGTTACCCATCAAATTTCCTCATTTCTCTTTTGCAAATACGTCTGGAGAGGGATGAGTAGCCCACTACAGACGCCGTTCAATAGCAACCAGATGGTGAACGAGCCGTCCTGAAGAGAGGCAGGGATAGTGATACCCAGAGACACTAAGTTAGCCAGCGAGCTACGTATCGCGCTTTCCCGTATGAACTTCTTGCTGGCCTCATCGACCACACCCTTACGTTTTTTCTTAACGCGAATGAGTTTGGTATTTTTATATCGTAAATCCGCATTTCTATCCATACTATCAGTCAAACTACCACGTACCCGCTCCAGCTCATCGCTAAGCTCAGTGCATTTCTCAACCAAGGCTACCTTGGTCATTGCTTTAAACGGAATGTTCACTACTTCTCCCCAGAAACGGCTTCCGGTTCTGCCAATAGCTGATTATAAGCCTGGAGTTGGCCAATCAAGTTCTGCGCTTGGGGGTTGCTTTGCAGCAACTGTTGGCTCAGTTGGTTCAGATTCTGCTGGATCTCGTCGATCTTGGCTGTGATTTCATCTCGTGTCATACGTCCTCTATCGCTCCTGTGTTAGCCTCCCAAGTCAAGGCCACGATTTGCGTTTTCAGATTTGCATACGCCAACGCGCTCAGGTTCCCGGCAGGGTCAACCTCTTTGAATTTGAACCGATCCAGTTCCCTGACGAACAGTGCGTTCTGCGATTCCGTGTCAGCATTGGCCGCCGATGCGTTCACGTAAACCGAAACGCCATAGGTCACATAGTGCTTTGCGTTGTCTGTGCTATTCCGGTCCTTCTTCATTGATATATCGTGAACGCGCACATAGGCATTTGCCAGCGGTGCTCCACCGTCCATTTTTACCGCAGTCTGAATTGCCATTCTACGCCTCCAACATTTTGAGTTTTGATTCTGCAACTGTTAGCCGCTCAACGGTCTCGACCAGCTTTGTGTATACCTGACGCAGTGCCGAGTTGTGCAACCGTGCAAGACCCGTGTAGTTAATCAACCCACGCTCTTTCGCCGGGACATCAACACGTGGACCACCAAGAATACCGATGTCGATTAAAGTTTTCTCATTCTCCCGAAGATTCTTTTCCCAATCCTGTTCGATGAAGCCTTTGATGTCCCGATCAAATGCACTCAGCAGGGCCATATCATCCCGGTCATCGTAGACGGTCGTCGCTGATCCGTTGGCGAAAAGATCGCCCTCTTTGTCAACGATGAAACTGGCACCGTTGGTATAATCGCCGACCACCATTACATTGCCGTTGGCTCCCGGCGAACCTGAACCTGTCCCATCTTTTTTGTGGGACCACAACGCAATAGGTGCATCACCAGAAGCGGTGTGGGTGGTATTGTCCGTTGTGTAATATGCCAGCACCCCGAATGATTGTGTTCCTTCTGTGTATCCCTTGACGAACAGCCCTCCGGTTGCCGCCCCATTTTTCTGAATACTCCCGTAGGTATCGGTTTCTGCTTTGTCGGTAATTCCATGCGCTACGTCTGACGATTTCAGCGCGATTACAAAATCATCTGCGGCACCCTGATTAATCGTAAGGCCCGTGGTCACCTCTGCATTTGCCGTGTCGCCAAAAAACATTTCGGAGGTCGCGCCAAGAACAACATCATTTGCCACATGAACATCCCCAGCTTCGTTGATACGCATCCGCTCTGCACCCGACCCACTGGCATTCACCGTGTGGAACTCTATCGACCCACCTGTCGCGTTTGCCGCTGGGGTGCCATCGTCAACGACAAAATTAATCGACGCGGCAATCTGGGCGAAATCGGTGCCGTCATCCACCGTGGCATATATCGCCCCGATGGTATCATCATCAGCGACGATAGCAAATGAGCCATCAAAAATTGCGGGGTCACGGGATTTTGCAAATGTCAATATCGGTCCCGCCGCATCAGCAGAAAATCTACCCAATACCATCTGGCTGTCAGCAGCACCTGTTCCGAGCACTTGCATCTCTTGCGCCACTCCACCCGCTGTCATCTGCGCCGTATGTCCTACGACAACTCCTGTGCCGTTTGAGAATATCGTATCGGTTGTTGGCGTAAGAACAAGTTGCGCGGCTGTAGCAACAACGGTATTGGTGGCGTCAAACTTGATCGTAGCATCTTTGCCTGTGCCAAGCGTCACGCCCTCATTGTCAGCGAACTCTATTGACGCACCGTTTACGACGATATCGCCAGCACCAACTATTGCAGGACTTATATTCAGATCAGTGCCATCATAAAAAATATCGGCATCGCCGCCCGTCCCAAGCGTCAACTTGACACTATCATTAAACGTCTGGTCGGCGGTATAAACATTCAACCCTGAATATGTCTTTACCCCCGAAATGGCTTGTGCAGTTGTAAGGCTGGCTATGGCAGTTAAATCAACATTAGATGTTGTGATATTACCGCCATTATATGTTGTCATAATATGATTGAATGTGTTGGTAATCGGTTCAGCGGCGATCGATGCGCCTGATACTGGCAACGTGCCTTGTGCTGACATAGTGCCCATGTTAATTCTCCTCCAGCACGAATTCGCACTGATAGCCTACAAGCCCTACCGTTCCAGATCCGTGCCATCTCGGAGCAATAGTTTCGCAGGTTCTGTTAGTAAAGAGGTTAAGTGATTCCGTTGTGCCCCCCGGCCAAAACGTAGATCCGTCGTTGTATGCGATGCCGGACTGGTTCCATGTGAGGGATGTGCCAAGACTCAGACTGCCCGTCCTGCCAAGTAGCTGGCCCTGATCACGAACCGCTTCAATATTCATGTTGTTTGTTGACGTCTGAGTCTTAACAATGCTGCGCAAGTTAACAACTCGCTTGGTTCTACCCGGATACCCTAAATCATTTGGAGCCATTGTAACGTCAAACTCCACAGCTGTACCATTATCATTGGCCGCATCGGGATTGTTGGCTTTAAGCGTATACCCACTGCCCGTGCCGTGATAATCAAACTCCTTGCTGGATATGAAAAAATTCGTAGCCATAGTCAGCTCATCGGTAGGCTCGTCCAGCCACATGTCGTTGGACTGCCAATCCCACACCATGACCTGATCAAAGTATGCTGTGGCACTTGTGCTCTGTATCAGCGTCCGAACCTGGTGATCCCGTTCACGGACATAGCTGACACAATGTTTGATGCGTGTCTGGTCCAGTGCTACCCAGGTATTGTGGAAATCCTTCGTAACCCATTCAACCGAGAAGTCAGGACGCACGACATACGCACCGTCACGACAGATTACCCACGTAAACTCAGGACGCGATATGATTGAATGTGTAGCTACAGGGCTAAATCCTTTACGAACCTCCTGCGCGTTGATTTGGAGAAACACAAGTCCATTATCAAACTCCAGCCTCATCGGATATAAGCCATCTTCTTTAAAAACCAGCAACCGCCCAAAGTTATCAGTGCCACCAACGATCGGGGGACCACCTTCATACAGGTCGTAAACGTGCTTGATAGGCCAGTCGAAGATATCCAACCCGGAATCTGGTGGCGTATCTACATCACAGAATCTGATACGGGTAGGATAATGCGTATTGTTCTCTTTGGTGTTGAGCGCACACAGATAATTTCTATGAACGACAAAATCCTTTACAAAGTCCTCATGCGTTACACCATCAACCACGGTGGTGCCCTTAAAAGGGGCAGTTATTCCAACGCCAGTAGCGTCGGCCCAAAGAACAGCATTTGACCCCTTGGCCTTGGTCCATGGCCTGCTGTTTCCGTCGGTTCCGACAATCTTGCCGTCGATAAAAACCATCCGGCACTTGGCTGTTTCGGCATCTGTTTTCGCTGCCGTGCCAGTAACCGCCGTTCGCGTAGAACCATCATTGGTATAAATAACAGCCCCGGCTGTCTCTATATTCTCAACCGTTCCATCAGAAAATGTAGCTTGAAACAATCCCGTTATCGGCTTAGTCCCTGTAACAGCATCGGCATGAAATTTTGTAGACCCTGCTTTTACGTCTACGGTGCGCTGCTCGGTAAAATTGACATTTTTAATCGTCACACAGTGCTCGGGCGTAAGAGCAACGTCAGGATAGAACAAGCTGCGCTGGCCTTTTAGCCTGAAGATTTGTGAGGTCTGCAGGCTTGGAGATATACGTGGGTTATTAGCCATTACGAAATATCAATCCCTGAGATAAGCGGTCGTTGCGGTCCAACTCCCGCACTTGTCGTAACATCCACAAACTGACGTATGATATTACGCGAAACACGGGTCCCCGCCAACGCCTCGATCTCGTCCTTGCCGTCCTCCATCATCCTTGCAGCCAAACCCTCATTGCCGAACGCGGGCAATGCTTCACCGGCAGCCAGGTACAAGATCGCATCATGAAAATCTTCATCAATATCAGGCCAATCAGCGTCATTAATCATATTGGGCTTGTTCATTTCAGCCCGAACCGTATATGTCCGAATCGTATCTGGCTTTGGATGGAACTCGATCCAGATATGTGACGCTGAATCCAGGTGATATGGTATAACGGCTACGGTAACCGCGTTCGAATTAGACTTAACCGTGACCGTGCCTGTATGAGTCGTCGTTGTCGCTTGGAGTTTTGTGATCCGCTCGACAGTAGTATAGCTTTTTGTCGTATTGACCGTTGACGTGCCATTCAACGTAACGCTTTCGTGGGAATACACACCGCCAACAAAACCGCTGACACGGACCTTGCCGTCATCCGCGCCTAAATCTGAGACAAATGCCAGAACGCTGGCAGATGACGGCTGGGCATTTACGCCATACACACCCAGTATGTAGTAATTGAAAGGATCACCGGTAGATGACGTGCCTGGATATAGCCCGTCATAATCAGCCTTCGTGATCTGTTTAACCTGTCGGTCATTTGCGCCATCGTCGATATTGAGGATACGCTTGATATACGGGCCTAAACCATACTGGCTCGTATTCACAACGGTCGTAATGGAAAACTCCCGCTGCGAAGACACCTGACCGCTGAGCGACAAAGTGCGACGATACGCCCGGTTTATAGCATTCTTCGCCATAACCAGGGCATCACCTGTAGCATCTTGCCCGCCCAGATTCAGCAGATCCGTATACAGATCCACGAATGTTGACATTTATTCCCCGCTATTTTCCTCCTGAGCAGAGGCTGGAGCCTTTGATTCGAGTTCGCCGAGGAGGTGCTCCTTCAGCGCAGCGGCCTGCAGAGGATCGTTTGTGAGATTATCGAACGCATCCATTAACTCGCTCGCAGATGACGGTCCTACCTTCGTTGGGGGTGTGCCCAACTTGCCACCTTCAATCTTGTTAACCAATGCGGCGAATACATCCTCAAGTCGAGTGGCCATACTGGTTTCGGCTTTATCCCGTTGCTTCTTTTCGGATTCCATGAGCTGGAACCGCTGGGCAGGGCCATCTGTTAACGTAACACGGGCGAGCTTAAATCCCCACTCGGTGAAACGTCTTAGCCTGCTACCACCTGCCTGTTCCCGCGCCCGCGCCTGAGCCTCGTCGAGAACAACACGGTTCTGATCCTGCGCAACCGTGCGCGTCGGGCGGCCATGGAAGTCCATAATAAACCCATCATCGATATTAACCTCGCGGCCATCCGGAGCCTTCAGGAGGGCTGGATATTCCTCGCCGCCAACAATAATGGAAGGAACGTCTGTAGTCTGTTCCCGCCATATCTTGTTGTGATCATGAGCTGTATCAGTTCGCATCGGGTCCATCGACTCGTACTTGTAATACAGGACTGGACTGGTCTCCGGGTCAAGGTCATTAACAAGAAAAAGCTCTGACCGGGCGGGGTCCTGAACACCATCAAATTTTTCAACGGTGTTTTCGAGCGTCATAGTTGTCTCGCCCACAAAAGAATTCATCATTTTCTCCTAAAGTACGTAACCTGAAATCGTTACCTGGCAGTCAGCCGACGATGAGGCAAGTTTGCCCAGAATGGCAGTATTGACTGCGACTGTTGGAATGCAAGGGTTGAAATCAAACGAAAAACCCTCAACGCTTACATCAATTTTGCTTTCCCACAACACTGTAGATGCAGGACTTTCGATCGTAAGAACCGAATCAGCATCAACGTGTCCCGAGATATTCGTAACCACAAATCTCTGATACGTATCAGCAGCCATAGTAGCGGTGGCTCCTGAGTCCGTGCCTAATCCTGTAGCCGAAAATGGGCCATTGCCAAGCATACCTCCTCCTAAAGTTTGGTCGTCGTTTCTACAGTTGATCCGTAGCCGTAGACGGCTTCGCTGATCTTGCTGGTACTTTGGCCATCTACAATCTCCTGTATCATTTGATCCAGGCTTTGAGTAATCTTCCAGCCTGGGTAGCGTGCCTGAAACTTGCTATTGTCCGTAACGTATATGAAGTGATCTGCTCCCCGTTCTTGCTCCAGGATCTCTACGGTCATAGGGAACCCGAACCGGACATGCATCCTGTCGATCAAATCGATGATAGACGTGGCGTTTGATGGCCCGCCGCCGATATTGTAAACACCAGCTGGCTCCGGGTCCATTACGCACTCCCATATCGCACTTGCTACGTCTACAGAGTGAATATTGTCCCGGACCTGCTGCCCACCAAACCCGAAAACCTTGTATTTCTCACCGTTAACCGCACACTTTACAAGGTAATTCAAAAAACCATGGCTTTCAACACCCGCATGCGCGACCCCGGTCATGCAATTCGGGCGCAAGCAAACCGTCTTCATGCCATATTCATAACCATATTCCTGAACCATCATGTCCGCAGCGGCTTTACTGGCCCCATACGGTGAGTGCCAGGCTTGATCGATTGGAATCGTCTCGTCTATCGTGTTATAGTCGTGCCCGTCTACGTTTAACCCATACACTTTCGACGACGACAAAAAGACAAAAGGAGCTTCAGGTGTGTAATTCCTGCATAGCTCTAGCAACTTAACCGTAGCGTAAGCGTTAATCTCAAAATCTTCGAGCGGGTGTATCTTCGAATATTCGTGTGCTGGCTGGGCCGCACAATGCACTACTGCATCAGGTTGGCACCGGGTCCACAGGTGATTCATCTTTTCGGCGTCACGAATATCTATGTAACAGTGTTTATAGTTCCTGTTTATCGGCTGGTTATTATACGTGCTCCCGCTTCTGCCAAAAAAATCAGCACGCGAATCATTGTCTACGCCGACTACCTTCCACTTACGTTCCAGGAAATACTCAGACGCAGCAGATCCCACCAACCCAGAACTTCCCGTGATAAGGACCGTGTTCACTGCGCATCACAGATTTGTATAATATCGAATCCGCACAGCGTGTTAAGCGTCACCCGGCGGTACATGCCCTCGTCCAGAAACTTCGTGATGGCCTCGTTGAAACCTGGCCAGCAGTCATCGTTCACGTTGTCTATCACCACGCAACAGGAGTCCGAAACACGAGCTTCCACGAATTTAAGCTCATCGTAGATAGTTTCGTCATGTGCACCGTCGAGGTAAGCGAACTCGATATCGCTCAACAAGTCCAGAGGATTAGCACTGAAGATGTCAGGCGTCTTGCCAATAACCTGGGTGAGCCGCCCGTTCTCCTCGTCACTAAGAAAACCGTCAAAGGTGCCATAGTCATCCCTGTCGACGGTGTACATGCAGCCTCTTTCGTTGGTAACCAGCCCCTCAAGTATCGCCTTGGTGCTGCGTCCCTTGTGAGTGCCCGTCTCTAAAACGACGTTTGGCTGCAGCGCAATCACCAAACCCTTGAGCAGTGCCGCCGACCCCTCATCGATGCCGTTACCGTCAGGCTCTATCGTTATGCGGTTCGGCCACCCCACATCCTGCTTGTATTTCCTGCCGTTACTGCTGCACCTTACAGCGAACAGCCGACCCGTTACGACATCTCCGAGTACGAGCTGTTGGTTCGTTGCCCTGCATCCGGCATCATCCAAAGCCCCGAGCCTTCTCAGCTCCTCGCGGCCCTCCGAACTCTGCAGGAGCCTGTTGTTGATCTCGTCAACAGAAAACAGTCCTTCTTTCATCTGAGCCTCCCATTAACCCGACGCGACTTTTCCCGTCTCCTTTGTGTCTTCCATCCGCTTCTTCGCCCACCTCTCCAGCCACGAGTACTGGGGTGGCACCAGTAGTTGGCCTCGGGATATCCACAAAATACGTAGCGTGGTGATATATCTTACAAGACGAAGTTTTCCCCACTTCAAACCTCCACACTTTGGACACGGACCCCATTCATTAAGGTCTGTAGTAAGTCCTTTTCCACAACCCGTGTTGTGACATACATATGCTCTCATGTCAGGCTCGTGGAAGAATCAGCTTGAATTCTTGTATGGTTACGCCCACGGTCCCCGACTTTCTGTAACACAACCTGACCGGGAGCCATCATATTATTTTCAGGATCTTTTTTCATTATCTCGGCCTTCTCAGTAAACCCACGGGTTATTACTGGCGGGAAGCCGATATGATTAGCAAACAGATCGGTGTCTGCGTAAATCTCCACACCCTTGCATTTTGCCCTGTAGCACCAGAGCATATCTTCGGTGCCAACCTTCGGCATAATAAAGAACGGCTTGGCTCCACCTTCAGCCTCTTCTTCAAAAGTGCGCGACTGATCAGGCAGCTCCCCGATATAATGATCAATCAGGTGCTGCTCATCCACGCTGTCAAACAGACCGTGCATCTTCTGAAACACATCGACAGCCCCAGGTGGATACGAATCGTTCTCTGGGTCTACAGGATCGCCGGGATTCGGAGGCTTGAAACCTCGGGCCTCCCGGAGAATGCTGGTCTTGATGAGCATGGCATGTGTGCCGCCACCATCTACGCTCACAAGTCCCTTGTCAAGGTCATCAGTCCTGAGATTGCGATATGCTGCATGCTCATGAAAATCCCGATCAGCAATTTCTCCACACGCAGAGCACTCCATTGTCTCAGGAGGTGTAACCTCATCGTCACATATCGTATGCTCGCCACAAGACTTGCACCTGAACTGCTGGGACGACAAAATACCAATCTCGAACGGTGACTTTCTCATCGGATACGGTGCAATAACAACATCTTTGTCGTGCTCCAACATCTTGGGCAGCACTTCCGGGTCTATCATACAGTCATCATCGACCCAAAAGATGTGGCTAAAATTGCCATCCAGTGCTGCTTGGCATTGCTGAGACCTGGCGAAATGAACGAATGCTCGTCCCACAATCATCCAGTTATACTTGATGCCCCATTTTTTCCAATCAGACACACACTCAATATGATTAGTATGCGCTTCCGAGCTGAAGAGGTTCGTGTAGTTTGGCGTTGCTACGAGAACATGAACATCGTCAGGTAATTCATACGTTTTTTCGTCAGGCATTTGAGCCTCCCCATGTTTCACCGTTTCTTCTCACGGTTCCACAGTTAATTTTGTTCATTATGATTGGGTGATTCCTCAGTGCATCCGCAAGATGGACATCCGGGTATGATTCGTGCCAATCGTGCACATATGTCGCATAATCCATTCCTGCTATATGAACACTCATGCCATACAACATACACCTCATAGTCAGGTCGCTATCCAGTGACCCCCAGCCTCTTATCTCCTCGTCATAGCCTTGTAAAGCATACCAGTCAATCCGGTTCAGCATCTGCAAATCGGCTGCGGCGATAAGCGGAAGCCCTGTATCACAACCCCAAACTATTGTTGCCGACCACGGGGGCTTGCCATCTTTTCCTTTTCTATCTCGCCCCCAGCCGTCTGTGTCTACAGGAACAGTGGTATCTTTTGGCGCGTTTTTTCTCATAGCCATAACGAGCGTATGTTCTCCAAGCTTTCCAACCAGCTTTTCAAAAAACTCTGGCTCGTAACAAACATCCACGTTCGTGCAGGCTACGATATCTTGATTGGCATGACGCACCCCGACGTTCTTTAAATAAGCTTCCGGGAATTTATCAATGCCAAGATCATCTATAGGTATATACCCAACGGCTACGGGTGAATCTTCTAGCACCTTATCAAGCCCATCGGTGCTGCCGTAATCAACCAAAATCGTTTGAATATCAACCGTTTGCAATGCCAGGCTTTCAAGCCACTTCTTGACATTGTGTGCGCGATCCTTAACGCACGCAACAACACTTACCATATGAGCCTCCCAGAGCCTCAAAAAGTAAAGTGGCAGGGGGGTTGGGAGGCTCATCCGTCCCCCCCTGCGTTTGGGGCACCCCTATTTCACTTTATAGCAAACTCAAATGCACTGTTGCTGTGGTAGCACTCGGGCCAGCCTCAAGACTCCAGCCAACAAACGCACCCATGGGTGATATGGCACCAAGCGTATCAGATACAGACACGTTCGTAACATGCCCCACGTTCGTGGCGTTAATACTCCACGTAACAAGGGCCGAAGGTGCATCGTACGACGCTGAAGCCCGGACAGTCGCAGGTCCGTAAACCTGAAGACGCCCGACAGCACCGGTAGCAATCGTGGTATCAACAACGCCAGCGACCTTGCCAGCGATACCCTGTGTCCGGTTGTATACACCATCGACAATTTCAACACGGTAGCCCTGAAGACCAGCCGTAGTCGTTGTCACCCATTCCACAACCTGCCCGGGATGCAAACCTCCCACCGCCGAGTTAAGCGTGCCCGGAACAATTTCTGCCGCTACGTCCGAGGCTTGAACCACGATAAAGACTTTCTCGGCCTCCGTACGACTTACACTCATTAACTGCATAGCCTACTCCTCCATTGATGTTTCGGCTTAAAGAATGACTCCCGCTGTGAACCTTACGGTCTGGGCGGCAGCAGTTCTGATGTAGACCAACCCATTACTAGCAGTCGATCCATCATCTTCCTTGTTCAGACGGAACTCGGGGGCATCGGTATGATCGGCAGTCGGGTGGGCATTGATGTACAGAACCCCACCGGAAGACGGAACGATCCGCGCTTCTTCGCCGCTTCCATCTGCCGTTTCGATTGTGCCCGTAACGATATGATGGTTCCCCGCCATCTGTACGTTACTATCAATTACGACCGTAGATGCTGCCATGGTTCATCCTCCCTAAGTCAGCCCGTTAAGCTTACCCAGCTTACGACGATTATTCGTAACCAGGTTGAGCTGCGCAAGGATCTGGGTCAGGAACGCATCCTGGTTCGTAGGACGCTGGAATCCACCCTCAGCCATCGCGAAGTTAGCATCCTTGTGGACGAACATCCCGATATGTGCGCTGTTGAGGGCGTGAAGCTCTCCGGACGGGCAGAACTTATCCCACATAATATCTGCGCCCTTGAACTTCAGCGTCTCGATACCGGCATCAGCACCACCACCCGGATTAGGCTGGTAGCGAACCATCGGGAACAGAAGTGCTTCAAGACCTTCATGAACCGTCTGGGTTGTGAAGATTACGTCAGGGCTTGTGTCAACTCCACCGCTACCCTTAGAACAGTTGTTCATGAGTGCGCGAAGATTCGACATCAGATTCGTTGCGATTGCGCCGACACTATCCGTAGCCTGGTTAGCCCAGGCCGTATTAGTCGTCGGGATCGAAGCGTAAGCCGATGAAGTCGCGTCGGTAGGATTCATGGCACCAAGACCCGTAATCTGCAGGTTGCTGGAACCTGTGCCGTCAGAATACACACCCGTTGCGGCGGTATCACTCATAGTCATTGCAGCCTGCGTAATCTTGGCTTCCTGAATGTCGTTGATCTTTTCTTTCGATCCAGCGTTGACACGCAACTCCAGACCTGAGACAGACACGCTGTAAGCGAGCTGTTTCCAGGTGAAGAATGCTGTCGTGTGGCCTTCCTGCGCCGTTGTATCAAGCAGGTCGTACCCGCTGTAATATCCACCAGCCGAGGATTTCTCGTAGAGGATCGGCACACGAATGCGCTCACCACCATCGATTACCTTGATGCGCTGGCCGGACTTGAGCCAGGACAGGAGAGGGTCTGCTTCAAAAATATTATCCGCAAACGCTCCTGTGCCCAGCACTTTGTGCATCGTAGAACTTAATACTGTCTGAAAGTCCTGCGATAGCGAGGTATAATCAGCCATCACTTGCTCCTGTTAGTTTGATGGCCTTCATCGTCGTGAATTTACTTCACGCGTTGCAAGAGCAGCAGCCTTACGAATCGTCTTGCCAAGTGATTCACCGGGCTTATACCAAGCCAAGCTACCCGTTCCACCTCCAGCAGAGCCATTGGCTACACCTGAAGCCCCGAGGATGGAATCGACACGTTCCTGTTCTGAGGTGCGCCTTCCTCCCCCGAACGTAATCTCGAATACATCGAGCACTGTTCCCGGGAACTGGACACCTTGGGGCAAATTATTGACAAGACGAGCATATACAGGTGCCATCTTGGCCTTGGCTTCTTCGTTGAGGACAAATCGCCCATCAACCCTGGAGCCAAAAGCATCTCCATACCTACTGATGCCATCATCAAGAGCGGACGTAAGCTCAGAAGAACGGGCATCCTGCTCTGCCTGTGCAGCCAGATCAGCATTTTTGATATACCCGTTTTCTGCGGCCCACTCCGGGCCAAGTTCAGCAAGCATCACCCGGAAAAGAGATCGATGATCATCGGTAATTGCAGCTTTCAGATTATCGACCTCCTGTTCCCGTGCCTCATGATCCTCATCTTCCGGAGTCACAAACTCGTAATTATCGAGCCTTTCGAGCTGCTGCTCCATTTTGCCGCTGAGTTCATCGAATTTGGCACGTTCAGATGCTATTTCCTGCCTACCTCGTGTATACTCTCCCTGCAACTGACGAATGGGCCGTGAATACTCATCACCCAATAACTCTTGCACCTTCTCAAGTACAACATCAATCCCTTTGTTCTGCGACGCACTTGGTGAGGGCGCAGTTCCCTGCGTTTCCTCGGCGTTCGGAGATACATCGGCCTGATTGGAGCCAGTGAGAAGCTGGTCCAGCTCCCTATCTTCGACGGTTTCGGTAAACGGGTCGAGGTCAAGATCGTCCGTTGCAGTGTCAATTAAATCACGGAACGTGCTCGTCTCCTCATCGCTGCCGACCTGTCTCTGATCTTGTGAATTCATACGTTACCCTTCCCTGATGATTTGGCCTATCGACTTCGACGTAGTCTCCTGCCTGGTTTCAAGATCTTTCACTCGATGCCAGGTGGTCTTGGTCTCGCCGTGGGCGTTCGATGAATCTACTCCTACCACCATGTTTTCACCTTGTTCACGACGCCTGTCACTATCGCGCCTTACATCGTCGTGCGTCTTGCCCTGAAGCGGCAACATACCGCCATTATTTGATGATACTTCAAAATTGCGCGAACCACCAACCGTATCGCCCGCTTCCTGCACACCCTGCGACATCATCACCTCTTTGCGATGACGTTCTCCATATATATCACAGTTAAGCGATTCGTCATGGTATGGTTCAAATACCTTCATATGAGGCATCGTCATCACATACTTAGACTCGTGCAGCTTACACCACTTGCACTCTTGTAAACTATGACGGTCATCAAACCTGACAACGTGCTCAGAATAACCGTTACATGACGGACATTCGTAATGATATGTGGGCATTAGTAACGACCAGAGTGGGGGTCCGTAGTGTATACCTTAATTTTACGACGCTTTGCGAATCACATCCACCTGTGACCTTGGTTGTAGCTTTTCAGGTTTGGCGTCAGATTTAGGCATCCGCACCATGACCTTTTTCTTCTTCTTCTTTGGGTCAGCCATTACTTGCGCTCCACTCCCTTCATTTTCTCGAAAGTCCTCAACCCGCTCATACCCAACATCGCCGTCACCAATTCCATCAGGTATGACGTATCTACCGTCGGCAACTCTGATCCATCACCAAACATATTTATAGCCCACTGAAATATTGGGCTAACAACCATAGACCAACAAATACCAACGCCACAGACCCAACCAATGAAAGGACGCCAACCAGCAACAAAGATAGATTTGTGGGAAGCTTCAGCTTCGTTGATTCTGGTCTGGGCCAGCATGACCTCATTAGCTGCATCAACCAGTCCTTGTTCAAGTTGCTCCTTTGCGCGTGCTCGCTCGTTGCCATTCGGAATTCTGTCAACAAACTGGTTAACCAATGGGCCAACGAGGCTGGCGAGTCCTAGCATTACGCCGCTGCCTTCTTGACCTTCGACACATCGCGATTGATGCGCTTAAGCAGCTTGGCTCCACCACCCGCCATAGCTGACCCGCCAATCAAATAATCCACATACGGACCCGCCGACAGCGCACTTACATTCCCGGCTATCGACTGAAGAAGCTGAACGTCGAATGTGTAGCATATAAGAATGCTTACACCTAGCATGACCTCATCCCAATGGTCATCTGTCTTAATGACGCCACGAACATTCTCCAGCGCGAAACTCACAATCGAACTGATACACGTAAACGTAATTACAGTTTCAACTAATCCTTCAAGTCCCATAACGTCTCCTATGCACCTGTTAACTTCTATTGACCACCGGCCGGTACCTGCTGGGCCTGCCCCTCTGCTGACTCGGGCTTGGCAGCAAACTGCTGGGTGTTAACCGGACCCGGGCTATGCTGGTTCTGAACACCGCCCCCCGAAAGCGCGGCCATGGCTTGCACAATACTTGCACGTTGATTTGGATCTTCCATCTGGGCCTGCAGCTCTTCAAATGCGGTATTCGTGCCAGGAAGAAAAGCCTCCGGATCAGTGATCCCGTATCCACGCGTGAGCAGAAGCTCCGCAAATTTGAGCAAGTTGGGTGGCGTGCCGTGGATCTGCATGAAAGTAGGGGTCAGCCCGGCAAAAAGATTGAGCAGGTCGAGGTATGTTTTACGCTCTATGCTCATCGCCACGGCCTGGCTCGAAATATCCACCGCGAACCGATACTGTCCCTGCAATACCTTCGGGTCCACCTCGGACCATGCGCCTGTGCGCGGGTCTATCAGAAACTCTTCGGGTGGACGAAACTGGGAATGCAAGCCCCAGAACTTCGTAGCTGTAGAAACCTGGAATTCCTTGAAAAGATTACCACGGGCATCCTCGCGGGATGAGTTCTTCTTTTCGATCGCAGCCACCTCTGTTGCCGTCTCGGTTCCTGGCCTCTGCTGGGGCGTGGGCGTGCCATTTGTGCGATCAAAAAGGTCCTGCGTCATGTTGACAAACTGCTGCTTATCAACATGAATCTCTTGAAAAGGAAGGGGTTTTACGGGGTTGCTGGGAGCGGACGCAAGCCCCTCTACCCCGATACCCGCTGATTCGGGTGCGGTGCGGATTTCCTCGAACTTGTCTTCGTCTATAATGGTCGAATCGAACAGCCACGTATTCTTCTGCTTGCGGATCACAGATATCATGCTGTCAAGAAATTCGCCAAGCAGAAGCTGCAATGTGTCACCGCCGCCCAGTGCCATCAGCGGCTTCGACAGCCACTCATCTGTGCCATTGTTAAATGCCAGCACCTCTACCGGAAAATCTTCGATGTTTTCATATGGCCAATCATTCCGGTTCATCAAGAATTTATCGTGATCCGAAGCAATAGTAAGCAGCATGTTACTGCGCTTGTTGCGGCTGACCGGGAAATCGCGCACCCATATCTCCCACATATCGACCATTCCAAAATCATCGAACCCTATCGGAGAGTTTTCTTCTATCGGTGCCTTTTCGTCGCGGGTCAGGTTGGATTCCAGTTCATCGGTGTTTTTCAGGTTCTTGTCAGCCTTAACCGCATACAGCGGCTTGCGCACCTTGAAAGCCACCCACCTGGCCGAGCGCACTCCGTCAGTGGACGTCGGGTCCCACATAAAATTCCTGGGATGCCAGCGCGTGCCGAACGGTGCCTCATACTGGATATCAACATGAGTGCTGGCCTGACCGATAGACTCAGCCTCCTCGTGCTCTTCAATGTGCGGCTTGAGAAAGCTTTCAGCCACTTCAACCGGTGTCATCGGATCTTGAAGCTGAGCTGTGTGCTCCTCGATATGTTTTGAGTGTTCATGATGCATTCGCATTTTCACCGCAATCTGTTCCATCATGAACATGTTTTCTTCTTTTGGAGACTGAAGCTCGAAGTCGGCAGAATCAGATAGCGTATACGCTTCGCTGTTGAGCTTTGCGGTGTAACCTATCTTCTTTGCGGCATATGGGTAAATGAAGGCATCAAGCAGGCACCGCTTGTCCTGGGCGAACTGGCCTGTCTCGCGATACCAGTGATTGATGACACTCTGAACCACGGGAGCACCAGACGTTGACATGGATGACTTTGGTGTTACCCGGAATGTCGGGTTCCTGTCCAGCAAGTTGGCAATAGACTGGTCGATAAACGCAAAGATAAAGTTAGCCTTGGCCCTCATCGGCGTCCGGTCGAACACGGCACCGTCAAGGTTTGACTCGCGGGCAGTAGCCGGTTCGTTGTTATACATCTTGTTAACAGCGTCGCCAAGTTCCCAGAACGGACCAAACTTGGACTCACCGTATTCTATCTGACGCTGCCAGAACGCTACCTGGGATTCTTCGTCGTCTGGGTAAAATTCTGCCATCTATGACTTATCCTTTCGACGTTTCTGTGCATTGACCCGTATTCTTTTTCGAATTCGGTTAAGTATCTGCTCGTCGCCCTTTTGGTATGCTTCTCCTTCTTTTGTTTTGTAGGCATAGGGCTGAGTTTTACCCCCAGACGGCCTCCGCACTTGACGCGTGGGCGTATTCTCCAATACTCTTTTACGGATCGTGCGAAGGTCGCTTTCCGCTTCTCCTACGGTTCTGTATCCTGTGACCTTTCCTTCACGAATCTTCGGCATCCACTTTTTCGTCGCCTCAGCATCTGTCATTTCTTTCTTTGTCTTCGGGTCATGCCGGGGCACGATGTAAGTCCGCTCATCCTCGGTGCCGGTATCAAATGTTTGCGTTGAAAGAAGCATCGTATGCTTTTCTGTGCCTTTGGGCGTCTTTGTTTCCCCGGCCCTGCCCCTCATCACGACATCATCTTGGTATTTCTGTAGCTCAAGTTCGTTTTTTATGGACCCCGGCTGCTCGACTTCTTCCATTTTCTTCTTACGAACCTTGACCTGCTGTTTGGCCATTGATGCCCTCCCCTTTAATACATGGCCTTTTTCTTCCGGACCTTGACCTTCTTCTTTTTCTTCTCCGTGTCAGCCGCTTTCTTTGCCGCCTTCTTTCCGGCAGCAGTATAGGGGTAATACTTGCCGTCTACTTTTGGCATCCTGACGCTCCTTTTTTAACTGGCCACAACCACCAGGCCACGCGCCCTGGCGGGCCTGCCCAGTCTGCGGTCACGCAGTCGCTTGACTTCCTGTTCGAAAGTTGACCCTACGTAAAAGTTCGGATTTTTCTTGATTGCGCCACGACCACGGCCCATGCAAAAATACCGGGTCTCATCAGGAGAGTGGTCCTCACCTGTGGTGTTCATGTCTTCGCGGGGGTTATCTTCGTTGCCAGCATACTTGGCATTCATCATCTGACGTTCAAAATCTACACAAGACGGGAAATACAGCAACGTCGGGTTCAGTGTAACCAGGCCGCTATCGTCGCGCTTCCAGGCCAGCATGTTCTTCATGTGCCGCCAGCCTGTTAACCGATCGTTGTTCGACGGCACGCAATGCAGCCCGGACCCCCGGAACACGTCGGATACCATCCTGTTCATGCTGGCATGCCCTGCCGCCGAGCGAGTATGGAAGATAGCCGGGTCAGCCCACACGCGCTTCGGCTTGCGGCCCCCCGTATATATGTTCCCCTCAATCATCGCAGCGATATTACCTGCATGCTCACTAACCCAGAGGCCAGATCGATAATACTCGTCAATCCTGACAGACACCCCTTCCGGAGATGTAGCCCATAAGCCAAAGCTCGTGGGGGAAGCTTCGCCATAGTCAAGGCTACCTTCTATCTTCCAGGACTCGGGTATTCTTCCGGCCTCAAGAATGCTTTCGGGGTCAATCTTGTGTATAACAGGATCAAATGTATCAAAGAAACGACCGAAGAAGATATCCCAATTTCCATGCAGCCATGCCTCAAACAGCTGCTCATTGCCTTGTGTAGCTGCACGGATATTGTCAATGTAGTGGGGGTC